CCCGACAGCGTCCAATCGCTATTGAGCAAATATGTCGCGCTGGCCCGCACCCGATGCAGCTCGCTCAAGTCCAAGCGGGTGTCGCCGCACGTCCTGAGACATAGCGCAGCAATGGAATGAACCTCCCTCGAATTGGTGGATACCTTTGCTAAGCTCCGATGAGGAGCAGGAAGGTGTTTGATGACAAAGGCACGTCGTAGTTTCACTGATGAGTTCAAGCGAGAGGCGGTTGCTCTGTTGCAGACGAGTGGCCGGCCGTTGATGCAGATCGCCGACGAGCTGGGCATTCAGCCGTCGATGTTGCGCAGGTGGCGCAATGGGGTCCTTGGGGTGCCTGCGGGGGTATCGCAGCGCCCCAATACGCAGGCGATACCCCCGCAGGCTGGCATGCCCGGTGACCAGGCGGCCGAGAATGCTCGCCTTCGTCGGGAGGTCGGGCGGCTGCGTATGGAGCGGGACATTCTAAAAAAAACAGTAAGCATTTTCTCGGAGCCACCGAAATGAAGTTTCGCTTCATCGAGGATCACCGCGACACTTGGCCGGTGCGGGTGATGTGCGATGCGCTGGAGGTCTCGCACAGCGGCTACTACGCTTGGCGTGGCCGCCGGGAGAGCCCGAGGGCGGCGGAGAACCGGGCGCTGCTGGCCGCTATCCGGCGTGTCCATGCCCGCCACCGTGGCCGCTACGGCGCCCCACGGATCCACGCGGCCCTGCGCGCGGAAGGACGCCTCGTCAGCCGCGGCCGGGTCGAGCGGTTGATGCGTCGCCATGGCATTCGGGCGATGACCCAACGCCGCTTCCGGGTCGTCACCACCGACAGCAATCACAGCCTGCCGGTCGCCGACAATCTGCTCGACCAAACCTTCCTGGCCACCCGGCCGAATGAGATTTGGCTGGCGGACATCACCTACATCCCGACCGATGAGGGGTGGTTGTACCTGGCCACCGTCCTCGATCTGTTCACCCGTAAGGTCGTGGGCTGGGCGATGCGCGATCACACGCGCCTCATCCTCAACACCCTGGCGCTTCTTTTCGCCCGGATCTTGACGGCTCTCCTCGGGACCGCCGCAAAACCCGATACTTGGCCGCGAATTCCCAGCATCCAAAATTCAATCGCTTAGCCGTTTTTCAGCGCCGACAAATTATGGCCCGCCTCATCGCACTGGTCTACGACTGGTGGCGCCTGTTCGCTCGCCTCGCCGGCCCCGACCATCACCGCAAGGCGATCACCAGACGGCCGCTGCCGCACGGAGTCGCGCGCCAGATCCGACACCCCGGGCCAGACCCGGCTGACGGTGACCTCCTGCCACGGGCGCCGGCAGCACGCGGTGCACGCCCTGACGCGGTTCGCCAAGCTGTTCCAAGACCCGCGCCAGATTGCGGAGCAGTTGACGATCCAGGAAAGATGGCTGCGCATCGTCGCCGAAGCTCTATGAAAGTGCCTCCATGGATGACAACCGGGCTAGCCGCTGTGCCCCCTCGGGCCGCATCTACAGGATGAAATGGCGGCAGCCCTCCACCCGAAACCCACACCAACCGCCGCTTTTGGTGTGTAGGATCAAACATACTATCCTTATATAGCAATTAAAACCTTGACTAGAGGCAATGGTAGGTATATATACAGATCACTGAACGCCAAACATGTATCTAGTCCTGCCTTTGCCCCGCCGGCAGGTTTTTTGCCGCTATCAACTAGCAATCAAGGAGCAATCTCGCCATGGGTGGGTTCTTGCCGTCGCCGTCGCCGTCTGCCCCATCGCTCCCGTCACCAGCACCTGAGCCAGATCTTAAGGAGGTTGAGCGGCAGAGCAGGCTGGACGCACTCGCGCGAAAACGCCGCGGCCTCGCCGGCACCATTACCACTTCACCGCGTGGCTTGCTCGCGCTTAGCGATTGGGCGCCAAAGCGGAAATCCCTTTTGGGAGAATAACCATGACTACTCTGACTCCGAAAGGCGTCACTGAACGTTACCAAAGGGCCAAAGAGAGGCGGGCCAATTGGGAAAGCCACTGGCAGGAATGCTATGACTTTGCTCTTCCCTACCGTGATTCAGCCGTCCGAGTTACGCAATCTGGGGAGAGGAAAGGCGACAAGCTGTTCGACGGAACAGCCCCGGATGCGGTAGATCAATTGGCAGCAAGCCTTATGGCGCAATTGACGCCGCCTTGGACGACATGGTTTGGCTTTGCCGCAGGACCAGATGCCAGTTTCGTCGGGCGCCAAGAACTGGAAGCGGAGTTGGAGCGCATAACGACTGCGCACCGGTCGCACTTTGATCACTCCAACGTTGCCGTTGAGTTGCACCAGTGCTATCTGGACTTGGTGACGGCGGGCACCGCTTCATTGATGTTCGAGGAATCGGCCCCAGGCGAACCCTCAGCGTTTCGCTTTACGGCCGTGCCATTGGCGCAGGTGGTGTTAGAGGAAGGACCGTCGGGTCGCCTTGACACGACGTTCCGCCGGAGCGAACTAGCGCCTCAACAGTTGACCGCCCGATTCCCGGCGGCCAACATGTCCGACACACTGATACAGTGGTCCAAAGAAAACTCCGACAGCAAAATCTCGATTATTGAGGCTGTGATCCCAGATGGTGTCGGATATTCCTACCTCGCGGTGGCTGAACCGGGCCCCGTTACGGTCGGCGACCCTGTTCTTCTTGCAGAAGGTTGGTTTGCTTCCTCTCCGTTCATAAATTTCCGCTGGTTGAAAGCACCAGGAGAGGTGTATGGCCGCTCGCCGGTGATGAAGGCTTTGCCCGACATCAAGACCGCCAACAAGGTGGTGGAACTGGTGTTGAAAAACGCTTCGATCGCTGTGACGGGGATGTGGCAGGCTGACGATGACGGCGTAATTAACCCGGCAACAATAAAGCTAGCTCCAGGAACAATAATTCCTAAGGCAGTGGGCTCAGCAGGACTCACGCCGCTTAAGGCCCCCGGTCGGTTTGACGTTTCCGAACTTGTTCTCGACCAACTTAGAGGGCGCATTCGAAGAGCCCTGTTCGTTGACCAACTTGGCCAAATAAACGGCCCGCGAATGACTGCCACGGAGGTGCTCGAGCGTTCCGCCGAGATGGCGCGCATTCTTGGTGCCACATACGGTCGTCTTCAGTCGGAGCTACTAACCCCTCTTGTAATGCGAGCGAGGGGTATACTCGCTCGGCGGGGAGAGATCCCAGACTTCGCGGTCGATGATCGCATCGTAGCGCTCAACTACAAGACACCATTGGCACGCTATCAGGCACAACAAGACGTACAGAATACGTTGCTTTGGCTTGATAGCGTCAAGTCGTTGGGGCCCGAAGCGTTATCGGCCGTCGATCAGGCGGCCGCGGCTCGCTGGTTGGGGCGCGCTTTAGGAGTGCCAGGAGAATTGGTTCACGAGCCGCCAACCGACATTGTGCTGGAATCCGAGATTGGAAAAATTCTGGAACAAGGTGCTGTCGCCATAAATGAAGAGGCGGGAACGTTAGCGACCAGCAGCGATGCTTCAGTTTCCGTGAAGATGCCCGAAAAACAGACAGGGATAATGGCAAATGCTAGGACATGACTCCGGATGGGCTTGGTTTGATGTGCCCCCTCCAGATGCCATAAATAGAGAGCACGCCTCAGGAATTACTGCGGATTTGCTAAGCGCCTATGTGCGCACCTTCAGAAGTGAGGCAGGCTGCCAGGTTATGCGGCACTTGCGAGCAATCACCGTGGACCGAGTTATTGGACCTGATGCCTCTGACGCACTTTTGCGTCATCTTGAGGGCCAAAGGCAACTCGTCAACTACATTGCCAATCTTGCAGAGCGCGGTGTTGATCAGATTGGTGTTTTCCAATTGACAAACAGTAAAAGCGATAAACGAAGTATGGAGATCAACGATGACTGAGAGCCTACTTCAGGCAGATACGAGCGGCGCACAGGACACGGTAGATGCTCATGCTCAAGATGTCGAACTGGGGGATTCGAAACGGCCTTCGGACATCCCTGAAAAATTCTGGGATGAGGAGTTGGGACAGATCCGAACAGATGGTCTCATAAAGTCATACCTTGAGCTTGAACGTAAACTTGGAGGGCTCAACGAAAATGCCCCGCCCGACAGCCCCGATGACTATCAGATCAACGTTGAAAACGAACTATTGGTAAGTGATCCTGACGTCAATAAGCGCCTCCACGAAGCTGGTTTTACCCAGGAGCAGGCGCAAGTAGTTTATGATATAGCGGCTGAACGATTGACGCCGATGATCGCCGAGGTCGCATCAGTATTTGAGGCGGAGACCCAGCTAAGTCACCTCGTTCAGCACTTCGGCGGCGCGGAACGATGGCGCGAGACCGCACGCCAGATCGAAGCCTGGGGTCAGTCCAAATTACCGAAGCCGGTCTTCGAGGCCCTGTCGACGACTTACGACGGCGTGTTGGTAATTAATCGAATGATGTCGGGTGATGAACCTGGATTACTTCAGCAAGGTGCCTCCGGGGACGGCATGCCGACCGAGGCTGAACTAAAAAAAATAATGCGCGACCCAGCTTACTGGCGCGATCAGGATCCAGCCCTTGTGGAAAAGGTCAGGACCGGCTTCCGCAATCTATATCGTGAGGAGGGGTGAGCGCGCTTCGTTCGCATAGCTCCCCCGCGGGGCGTCGGTATCCGGAAACCGACGCCCCGTATCAATTCGAAGGATAGTATCAATCGGCGAGTAATTACCTCAACGGATTTTACCCGCTGAGAACGGCATAACTTAGCTACCCTCGCCGGACAACCCCGAGCGACTTTACTGATCACTCTCGGCCCGGTGAGTTCTATCCGCTTTAGCGTTCGGCGGGACCCCCATAACCGATCGTTGGCGTTCCGACCAAAATTATTCCTCAATAATGATAGGAGAGACGTACATGTCGACGCAAGTCGCCCTGTCGTTCATCAAGAATTTCGAAGCTGAAGTGCATGTCCAGTATCAGCAGATGGGCTCAAAGCTTCGTAACACGGTACGTACAAAGAATAGCGTCGTTGGCGCGACCACGACCTTCCAAAAAGTGGGCAAAGGCACAGCTAGCATCAAGGCCCGCCACGGAAAAGTTCCGGTAATGAACGTCGATCACACGCCTGTAGAGTGTATTCTTCAGGATTACTACGCCGGCGACTGGGTGGATAAGCTCGATGAGCTCAAAACCAATATCAATGAGCAGCAGGTGGTCGCCAAGGCCGGTGCCTATGCTCTCGGCCGGAAGACCGACGAACTGATCATTAACCAACTGGCGACGTCGAGTAATTACGCCGACGCTGATACCGAAGGGCTCACCAAGCCGAAAATCCTAACAGCCTTCGAGATGCTGGGAGAGGTCGACGTTCCCGATGACGGTCAGCGGTTCGCGGCAATCGGATGGAAGCAGTGGAGTGACCTCCTCAATATCGAGGAGTTTGCCAACGCTGACTACGTCGGCGACGACCAGCTGCCGTGGAAAGGAACCCAAGCAAAACGTTGGCTTGGAACCCTGTGGCTCCCGCACTCGGGCCTACCCAAGATCGGCAACGTCCGACACTGCTTCTGGTACCACAAAACTGCGGTCGGCCATGCCATTGGATCGGAGGTCAAGACTGATATCACCTGGCACGGCGACCGAGCGGCGCACTTCACCAATAACATGATGAGCCAGGGCGCCTGCCTCATTGACGGCTCGGGCGTTGTGACCATGCGCTGCCTCGAAAGCTAAGGAGTAAGAATCAATGGCATATAATCCAAAGAACCTTAGTGTGTTAGCTTATGCTAATGGCTTCACCCTATGGCATTACACGACAACTGACACGGGGGCCGTGGCTGACAATACCGGATACTTTAACGGTGCCGCCGAGATGGTCCGTGTTGGCGACATGATCCTCGCCAACGTAGATACCGACGGAACACCTGGCGCCGGCATTTTCTTGGTCAACGACAACACGGGTGGGGGCGTCGATGTTGCTAACCTGACCGTGGTTGGTTCCTCCGACACCGACTAAGGATTCTGCTTCAGAACCACAATTCGGGCGATCTGTATGTCTCCGCTGGCCGTTGGCCAGCGGAGACACGAACCGCCGATTTGGCAGCTTATAAACAATTTAAGCCGTCATACGGTATATGTAGAGCAATTCTCGTAAAAAATTATCGACTTGTTTTGAAAAAACAAAAAAAACT